ATGATGCATCGTATGAGTTGAAGAATGGGATGCGATACCTGATGTAGTCACCAACCTGTGGTTCGATCAGCACGTTGGGAAACGTAATGACGCCCTTCATCTTGGCACCATTGTCATAGGTCTTGATGTCAACCTCGTAGTCATTGCTGATGTTGGCTGCTTTGATTGCATCCATCATGCTGTTGACTACATCATCATGCAGCACTGGCTTGTACTTGCTGCCGTGTGTGCCAAGGATTTCATTGGTGTCAGTGCGGATCAATGCAGTACGCAGTGAACGTGGCACGGTGAGAGTGCGAGAGCCAGACTCGTATGGATTACTGTCGTCTGGTACTTGGATATGCATGTCCATCATCTGAATTGGAAATGCGTACGCGCTCTTGTATTCTGGTGTTGTCAGGCCGTCCATAGTTAGATCTCCAGTGCTGAACAATCTCATCAAGTGTGAAACGAAACACAGTGTCGTTCAGCTTTAACTGTGCTTGTTTGTAGCCGTACATAATCGTGGTGTGATCTTTGTAGAGTTCGACACCAATGCGCACATACGACAAGCGAGTGTGTTGTACTGCCATCCAGTAGACGTACTGTCTGGCTGTAGCTAATCCAGCAGCACGCCGTGGTGAGAGCAGTTCATGCTCTGTGTAACCAGTGATAGTGCTGACTGATGCGAGGATGGATTCGATTTCTTTATGCATCACGTTACCTCTGCAAATGGAATGCGGTTTGTCTCCGCACAAAAATGAAAATGAAATGAAGTTGACGGGCAAAACTGCGCACGCCGCCACGTTAGGCACCACCTAGGTCGCCGTTGTTTGGCGTAGGGCTGGGTGCTGCAGGACTTGAAGAAGCGGGGTGGGGTAGGCGGCACGCAGTGGGGCCGATCTCCATACGAGACCCTGGTTTTAGGAGGCTGTGGTTGTCATCAATGTCTCAGCGTGTGGTCGAGGCAGAAAAAAAAGAAGGGGAAGAGCCGAAGCCCCTCCCCGTGATGATTAGGATGCAAGCCGCGCAAGAGCTTCTTGTTTGCGCTGCTCCGCTATCTTAGCCCGTTCCTTGGCTGTTGGTGCCTTTGGTGCTAAGACCCTGCGCTCTGATGCTTCAGCCTTTTGTACGGCGAACCATTCTCTTCCGTACGGGTCTTGAGGTGTCAGCTTGCCATCTGCCCAAGTGCGGCCGGACAGTGCGTTGAACACCATGATGTCGGCTTCAAAGAACAGTTGGGCATTCTCCAGTGCGGCCTCTGCCTTCACCATGTCTGCCTGAAAGCGGATGAGCAGTGCAGAGTCAGGCCCATTGATGTCCTGTTCGCGCTGGCATTTGAATTCTACCTCCATCATCCACTCTTTCTTTTTGGCTAGTGTGTATGCCGACTGATCGACACGGCTGCCAAGTTGGTAGAGCGCCCCAAGGTTGTACTTAGGGTTGAGTTCGCCAGTTACCTCGTTGTGCCTGTTTGTCTCAGGATCGTCTGCCTCAAAGTTCCAGCCTACGATTGTGGCCTCGGCGATTGTTTCTGCGAAGTTAGTGTCTTGAGTTTGTACTTTGCGTGTCATGTTGATCTCCAATCATTTGACGTTTTGTGATTTCTCCAGAGTCCTCTCTGAAGATGCTTGCCCTAGCACTCCGATCTGTGGATGGGGTCAAGGTCAAACTCGCCAAGTGAGTTTGGCCTTGAGGTCTCAGCGCACCGCAGCGTGGTGCGCCCTGCATGTGCATGGCAAGCTGACTACACCTTGCACTAGGTCGCGAGCGGCCGATCTATCAAAGCACATGCACCCCACGCCGCAGATTGGTGTGCCGTGTGTGGCGAGGAGAGTTGTGAGCGCGTTTCGACATCCTGTGTGCTGCGCCCAAGGGGTGCAATCACAGGCGAAACGACCAAGCTATGCTTGGTGTGTGTGTGGTTACGAAGGATCGACCGACTGAGGGAGTCGGTGGCGAACAGCAGTTCGTCATCGAATGTGCGTTGACTGACCCATGTTGTATCGGTGAGTAATGGGGGGGAACACAAGGGGGGGCTTATGGAAGTTACCGCACGCAAGTTGACAGATAAACAGACCGCATTGGTTGATACATTGGTAGCCACGGGCTGTACTATACGAGAAGCAGCAGCAGAGGCAGGCTATGCGAAAGGTGACGCTGGGAGAGTGACAGCCAGCAAGGCTTTGAAGCTACCGCATGTGCAGGCGTACATGATGCAACGAGTGGGTGAGACGATTGGACTGAATGCTACATTTGCTGCTGCTAAGGTCGTGAAGTTAGCGCAAGGTGCTAAGTCTGAGTATGTCCAGCTTGAAGCGTCAAAGGATATACTGGATCGTGCTGGCTATAAGGCTGCGGACAAGCACATGCATCTGCATGCTGGTGATATACAAGTGTCCATCGATCTTAGCTAGCCATGTGATGATAGCGAGGGGGTGGGGGGAAAAAGTGACCGCTGCCACACGCAATAGGTCCAACTCAAACATTTTTATCTCTCAAGGCTCGCAAATGTGCGTTGCGATAAAAACAGAGCTAGAACGATATTGTTCTTATGCGAGAGTACAAATCTGTTTTTCTAAAGGCTGTTTTCAATTCTTTGCTGCCTGAGTTTATTGACTCAGACAGGATTGATAATGAATCCGTGTCTCCTGAGTTAATAGCGACCATTCGGCGCATTGCTGATCACTACTATGGTTCTGATGAAATTTTAGAGAAGCACCTTGCTTCTGCTAATCCGCAACGAGCCAGAGTTCTGCGTGCTGGACAAATTGACTACCGCATGATCAACGAGATGTTGATGGGTACTGAATTTGGTTCAAAGGATGATTTAGATTTTACTAATCTGACTAATGTTCTTGGCACGTTCAGTGTCAAGCGCAACGAGGATGGAACGTACAATGTCTATGACAAATACGACTTCCAATCCAACGACAAGTATTTCAAAGAATTTGCTCCAGAAATTTTTGAAACGCTAAAGGATTATGGTGTTGAGGATAGCACTTTGGCGCACCTTGCTGGGGGCGCATACCTCTCTTCACAGCTTGGCAGTATTCAGCCGATAGCTGAAATGATTGGAGGGGTTATGTTGCCTGACTCCAAGTCTCCAGAAGAGGGCGGCGCACAGTACGTTAACCTACATATTCCGCGTGAAGATGTTGTTGAGAACACGCGCCCTGCCCCACGTCCTGCATGGTTTGAGGATGAAAACTTAGAGCCAGTATTCCCTGCCACTCCAATGGATGATGAGCGCAAAGGTCTGCTGGATGGAGTTTTAGATGCATTGTTCCCAGCAGCACAAGCAAAGGCAAACTAATGGCACCAAAGACACCAGCATGGACAAGGAAAGAAGGCAAGAACCCCAAAGGTGGTCTCAACGCCAAAGGTCGCGCCTCTTACAAAGGCGGCAAACTCAAAGCCCCCGTAAAGTCCGGTGACAATCCAAGACGTGCATCTTTTCTGCAGCGCATGGGCAACATGAGAGGCCCAGAGCGTGACAGCAAAGGGCGTCCCACACGCCTGCTTCTCTCCCTTCAGGCGTGGGGGGCATCCTCAAAAGCGGATGCAGTGAAAAAGGGCAAAGCAATTAGCAAGAGGAACAAAGCGTAATGGCTGAACAACGTAAAAGCAGTCTGATTAGATTGAGCATGTCAGACTTAAATGCAGCCATTGAACGGGGCGTAAAGGATTTGGAATCGAAAGTTCCGTCTGCTGCGGCAACAAAAGCCAAGATGTTTTCTGCTTCTACAGAAAAATCAAAGCAAGCCCACAAGCAACGTAGAGCCGATGCCTTACAAACTTTGGCTGATTATAAACGCAGCATGCAATTTGCTAGGTCTGCTTTGCGCAAATTGCCTAAAGACGCAACGCAAAGGGAATACCTTGATGCAGGTTTGCCATTGATAAACAAATCACTTCTTAGCTCTTACAAAATGTCAGACACAAATTTTTTTCAGAAAGGAGCCAAATAATGCCTAACGTAGCCGGAAAGAAATTCCCTTACACAGCTAAAGGTAAAGCAGCAGCAAAGAAGGCCGCAGCTAAAAAGCCACAGATGTCTAACCCCAAGCTGCGTAGGAAGAAGTAATGCCTGATAATTGGGGTGGTGGATTTAGCAGCACTGGCAGCGGCAGATCGTCAAGATCTGGCAGCCGATCAAGCTATGGAGAACGTGGTCGTGGTTCACCAAGAGATACAAGGGCGAGAGATTTCTCTCGTCCTCAGCCTACAAGCCGTCCACGCAATCAACCTGCATCAGCTACCAGAGGTGGGCCAACCAATCGCACGCCGATAGGAAAGTCAGCACAGCAGGCTGTTGTTATGAACAATGCAGTCAAGAATGTGCAAGACCGCATAGATCAGCGCAACAATCCAAAGACACTGATGGAAGTCATCGCCCGTCCAATGGCATTCAATGTGTTGGACACAGTGAGTGATATCTTTGCTGAAAAAATTATTCGTGATCTAAGGGCTGGCGGCACACCTGTTTACGACAAGGATGGCAATGTAACTGGATCGCGCAATGCCAGTGGATCATTGACAGGGCGTGACCCTGTTGCAGATGCAGCAGCAGCCATGACGAAACGTACATCTGGTAACAACGACAAACCTTCAGACAATGTTGCCTCTCAGCCTGCCCCTGCCCCTGATGCGGAACTTGCTGCTGCTGATGGTACACGCAGATCATTGATTCCTCTGAACAGGCGCAGCAGCAGTGCGAATGCCAGAGGACCGGGCCGCAGGTCATTCTTAACATAGGAGATTGTCATGGCAGTAAACGCAGCAGGTAATTACACCAAGCCTACAATGCGCAAGAGCTTGTTCAATAAGATTAAGGCTAGTGGCAAGGGCGGCAGACCGGGCCAATGGTCGGCGCGTAAAGCCCAGATGCTTGCCAAACAATACAAAGCTAAGGGTGGTGGATACCGTGGCTAGGGCAAAGTCACAACGCAGCCTGATGAATTGGACAAAGCAGAAGTGGCGCACCAAGTCTGGCAAGCCATCAACGCAAGGTCCGAAAGCAACTGGTGAGCGTTACCTGCCATCAGCAGCAATCAAGAATATGTCCTCGTCACAATATGCAGCGTCTACAGCCAAGAAGCGCAAGGACACCAAAGCTGGCAAACAGTTTTCCAAGCAGCCCAAGGGCGCGGCCCAAACAGCAAAGCGATACAGATGAGTTTCTTACACACCTTGAAGATCGAAGAGCGGCAGGTGCTGCGTAAGATTGTGAAGCAAGTTCACTTCAAGCATTACCCAAGAGAGTTCTGCACCGACTATGAGGCAGACAAGATGATAGCTGTCATCGGTCCTGAGACTGTTGAGCGTCTAATCAAAGTCGGTAAGGACATGAAGGTTAATGAAGTTTAAGTACAAGCCGGATGGGGAGATACTTAAATCCTTTATGAAGGACGATACATTCTTCCGAGGTATCCGCGGCCCAGTTGGCTCTGGCAAGTCAGTGGGTTGTTGCGTTGAGGTGTTTCGCCGTGCATTGGCTCAAAAGCCTAATGAGGATGGTAAGCGCAGAAGCAGATGGGCAATCATCCGTAACACCAACCCTCAGCTTAGAACAACTACAATCAAGACTTGGCTCGACTGGTTTCCAGAGAATGACTGGGGCAAGTTTCTCTGGTCGGTGCCTTACACGCATCACATTAAAAAAGGTGACTTAGACCTTGAAGTAATCTTCCTAGCCCTTGACCGTCCCGAGGATGTTAAGAAGCTCTTGTCGCTGGAGCTTACTGGCATTTGGATCAATGAGGCTAGGGAGATACCTAAGTCAATCATCGATGCCTGCACTATGCGTGTTGGGCGTTTCCCTTCTATGCGTGAGGGTGGGCCAAGCTGGACAGGCGTTATCGCCGATACCAATGCGCCAGAAGAAGATCACTGGTGGCCTATCATGTCTGGCGAGGTTCCTATCCCTGATCACATCAACAAGGATGAGGCCAAGATGCTGGTTAAGCCTGACAACTGGTCGTTCTATACGCAGCCAGCAGGCATGAAAGAAATCAAAGAAGAAGATGGCGGCATCAAGGAATACAAGCCGAATGATGAAGCTGAGAACCAGAAGCACATGCTGGACAGCTATTATCCAAACCTAATCCAAGGTAAGGGCAAAAGCTGGATTGATGTGTATGTGATGAACCGTCTTGGCTCAATCCAAGATGGAAAGCCTGTCTACAATATGTTTGCCTTTGATCAGCACGTTGCTGATGAAGAAATACCAGTAGCAGATGGTATGCCTGTGTTTATTGGTATCGACTTTGGACTGACCCCTGCTGCTGTGTTTGGGCAGAAGGTGCGTGGCAGGTGGCTTATCCTGCAAGAGATTGTGGCGTTTGATATGGGCATTGTTCGCTTTGCTGAACTGCTGCGCCAAGAGATTGCAGTGCGTTATGCCAACTGTGAGATCAATATCTTTGGTGATCCTGCTGGTGACTTCCGCGCACAGACTGATGAGTCTACTCCGTTCCAAGTCTTGCGCGGTGCTGGATTGATGGCACGCCCTGCCCCAAGCAATGATGTATCTCTGCGTCTTGAGTCTGTAAGCAGCACACTCACACGCATGATAGAGGGACAGCCAGGATTTTTAGTTGATCGCAGATGCAAGGAGTTGATCAAAGGTTTTGAGGGTGGCTATCAGTACCGCCGCATACAGGTGTCGGGGGAGCGTTACGATGACCGCCCTGATAAAAATCGTTTCTCTCATATCCATGATGCACTGCAATATTTGATGCTGGGTGCGGGTGAAGGCAGACAGGTATTGGGGCATGGCTCTCAGTCTCAAGCCTTCCAAGCCAAGCGCAGCTACGATGTATTTACCAGACAACCAAAACAACGCAGGCAAGGATTGTGGGCAAGAATGTAATTTTGTGCGTTGTCTTGCATTAATGCATTACAGTAAGAGGGAATCATGTGTGTATTTCAACCACCAAAGATGCCTGCCCCTGATCCGTCTATCGAACAGGATCGCAAAGATCGCATGGCTCAGGAAACTGCCGAGGCACGCCGCAATCGTGACATGGCATTACAAGAGACAGTTCAGCGTAAGAAGAAAGGTGTAGGCAAACGATCACTGCTAACAGGTTCTAGCGGTGGCATCGGATACTACAATCAGTATGAATAATGCATGACGGCATAGCCAAAACCTATCTACAGCGATATGAGAAAGCACGTTCTCACAGGCTTTTGTTTGAGAGTTTGTTTGATGAGTGTTACGAGTACGCGCTACCACAGCGCGAGGGCTTTACCAAAACATCAGCAGGGCAACGCAGGGATGATCGTATCTTTGACGAGACTGCTGTTGTCGGTGTGCAGGAATTTGCATCGCGCTTACAGAATGGCATCTGTCCAAACTTTGCACGCTGGGCTGATTTTGTTGCTGGCTCTGAGGTAGATAAATCACAAGCTGAGTCGATTGATAATGAGCTTGATGAAGTCACCGAATATGTCTTTGAGATAATACAGAACTCAAACTTTGGTCAGGAAGCGCATGAGAGTTTCCTTGATCTGGCAGTTGGCACTGGGTGCCTACTGGTTGAAGAAGGTGACGCAGTTAATCCTGTGCGCTTCAACGCTGTGCCACTGCCGCAGATTGTATTGGAGAACGGGCCAGATGATCGCATCGATCACGTTTATCGTGAGCGTGAGTTGCGTTGTAAAGATCTGCCTATTGCTTACCCGAAAGCTATCTTGCCGCCTGTGATTACAGACAGAATGATGAACTCACCAGATAGAAAGGTGAAGATCATCGAGGTTGTCTGTCGTCTGTATGACAAACCAAATGTCGAGCGTAATGCGTTTTACGTCATCGAAAAAGAAACCAAGGAGCTAATTCATCAGGAGGTTTTAGAAGGTGCTGGGTCAAATCCTTTTGTTTGCTTCCGCTGGTCGAAAGCAGCAGGGGAAGTCTACGGACGCGGCCCACTGGTTAATTCGCTTAGCGCAATCAAAACAACCAACCTTACAATCGAACTTGTCCTTGAGAATGCGCAAATGGCGATCTCTGGAATTTACCAGATGGACGATGATGGAGTGATTAACACTGACAGCATCAATCTGGTTCCCGGAACGATCATTCCAAAGTCACCAACATCTAACGGATTGCAGCCCATCCGTGCTGCTGGTTCGTTTGATGTGGCAAACCTTATCCTGTCTGATATGCGCAATAACATTAAGCGTGCGCTGTATAATGATATGCTGGGCGACCCTAATAGAACACCTGCTACAGCTACAGAAGTTGCAGAACGGATGGCTGATCTATCCCGCCGTATAGGCTCTGCTTTTGGCCGACTCCAAGCAGAGTTCATTCAGCCCGTTCTGCAACGCGTTGTTTACATTCTAAAGAAGCAAGGACGCATTGATATCCCTACGCTCAATGGGCGTGAGGTTAAGGTTCGTTCTGTTTCTCCCCTAGCCCAAGCGCAAGCTAATCAGGACATCACATCTGTTGACCGTTTCCTTGAAATGGTTGGCATGCGCTTTGGTCCCGAAATGGTAAACCTACTTGTTTCGTCTGAGGAAGCAGCAGCATTCTTGGCTAAGAAGTTTGGCGTTCCTGACATGCTGATAAGAGACTCAGCAGAGCGTGAAGAGATAGCGCAAGCAATGCAGCAGATGCAACAGATGCAGCAGCAGGCAGCACTCCCACAAGAAGGTATCTAATGCCAAAGATTAAACTGGATGGCTTTATGCGATCCGATGCAGAGGATGATCGCATCTCTCTTGAGATTGCTTCATTGTTTGCCACCCCTACAGGTCAATCCGTATTGAAACATTTGCGCTCTATTACGATTGAAACCGTGACAGGTGCCAATGTTTCTGACGCTGAACTCCGTCATTTGGAGGGTCAGCGGTATCTTGTCGGTCTTATTGAGCGGCGTATTAAACATGCAGAAAAGGTAAAAGTTAATGGATGAAGCAGATAATGTGGAAGTAGCCGAGACTACAGAAGCACCTGTAGACGCACGCCCTGAGTGGTTGCCTGAAAAGTTTAACTCACCAGAGGATTTGGTTACGTCTTACTCAAACCTAGAAAGCAAGCTGGGCAAGGGTGAGGAAGAACTACGCAAAACAATTACCGAAGAATTGCATCAGGAAAAGTGGGCTGATCGCCCTGCAACTGTTGGTGACTATCAACTGCCTGACTCAATAGATGAGCAGGAAGCTGTTGGTAACGAGTTGCTTGATTGGTGGGCAGGACATGCTTTTGAAAACGGATATGGGCAGGAGATGTTTGCCAAAGGCATTGAGATGTATACGAATGCAATCAATGCGCACCTGCCAGATCTTGATGCTGAGAGAGATAAGCTAGGCGAGAATGCTGATGCCCGTATCGAAGCTGTGCAGCTTTGGGCTGGTAAGTTCTTTGATGAAGGACAGCTTGAAGCATTAGAGCGTCTTGGCGAAACAGCTACAGGCATTGAGGTGCTTGAGAAAGTAATGGGCGTTATTAACTCTACTGGCGTTGCTGGCAGTGTTGAGTCTGCGGCTCAACTCAATGAAGCAGAGCTTAGATCAATGATGCTGGACCCAAGATATCATCAGCAAGGAAAGCGTGACCCAGCCTTTATCAAGCAGGTGCAGGATGGTTTTGCGCAGCTTTACAGGTGAAGGCCAGTATAACGAATTAACGATTGTCAAAGCTGACGTTCAACATGCTGGTGAGTTACAGCATAAGCTGCGTAACAGTGACATTCGTGAATGTTTAATTAATGGTGCAACGCCGTGGCGTGCGTTGCATCAACCTCTCGGCATCCAAGGTGCTGAGACATACGCAGTGACCAATGACAAAAGCACCATAGCAATGTTTGGCACTGTGCCTTTGGCTAATGAAGGCGAGTCTGTTGGCTCTATCTGGATGCTTGGCAGTCAAGAGTTACACAATCATTTTCGCACCTGGATTCGCATCACAGGCCCAGTGTTTGATTACTTCCTGACCAAGTATGACATCGTAGAAAACATAGTGCCGATTGAGCATGATGACACAATAAAGCTGCTTACCCTAAGCGGCTGCATGTTTTCCAGAACACCTACGATCATCAATGGCTACGCATGTTTAAGATTTGTGCGTTGTGTCGATCATATCACCGTGTCATTTGAGGAAGATGAAAGGCCCGCATCTAACTGATGGCCCGCAAGGATAACCATGTGACGAGCGAAGCGGATAACCCTGATCGTTGTAACTTTTAAATCGAGGACTTAAAAATGGCGTCTAGCATTGATACCGCCTTTATTAAGCAGTTCGAGTCCGAAGTACACATGGCTTATCAGCGTATGGGTTCTAAACTGAAGAACACCATCCGTAATAACAATGTGTCTGCAAGCGTTGCACGCTTCCAGAAGATCGGCACTGGTTCCGCTTCAACTAAATCTCGCAATGGTTCTGTAACACCTATGGAGCTTGCGCACACAACCGTAGAGGTCACAATGACCGACCACTACGCAGCCGAGTACATCGACAAGCTGGATGAACTCAAGACTAACATTGATGAGCGTCAAGCTGTGGCAACATCTGCTGCTGCTGCTCTTGGTCGTAAGACTGACGAGATCATCTATGCTGCAATGGATGCGGGTGCTAACTCCACTCAGATTCATGACACTAGCGGTGCTATCGAAAAGGCCGACTTGCTCACATTGTTTGAAACAATGGGTGTCAACGATGTGCCGGAAGATGGGCAGCGTTATATCGCAATGAACCCTAAAGGATTTGCTGATCTGTTCCTGATCAACGAATTCGCTTCATCTGATTATGTTGGCGACCAGAACCTTCCATACGCTGGTGGCATGACAATGAAGTCATTTCTGGGTTTCCAGATCTTCTCAACCTCAGCAGTAACCGCTGGTAAGAATATGGCTTACCACAACAATGCTGTTGGTCTTGGTGTAAACGCTGATGTTTCGACAGAAGTGAACTACATCCCTGAGAAGGTATCTCACCTAACCACATCCATGATGAGCATGGGCGCAGTCGTTATCAACGACAACGGCGTCTATGAAGTCTTGGACAACAACACATAAGGGGAGGATTGAATGGCTTATTCTGCATCTGGTCTAACTCGTATGACAGGTGGTGGCGGTCATAACCTTTGGTTCTATGACTCCACTGATGCTCTGAGTGCAGTACGCGCATCAGGATACTTCAATGACGCAGCAAGCATGATGAATGTTGGTGACGTTGTTTTTGTATATGATAGTGATGCTCCAACCATGGGTATCTCTGTTGTGCTTTCAAACACAGGGTCCGTTGTAGACATTGCTGATGGCACTGCCATTACAATGACTGACAGCGACTAAAGGAATGGGGGAAGGTACAAACCTACCTTCCCCTAGCTCTACATGGCATCAACAGTAGCAAACTCAGCTATAGACATTGCGGCACGCGCTCTCACCCTGATTGGCGCGAACCCTATTACTTCGTTTGATGACGTAAGTACCGAGGCATTGATTGCCAACAATATGTATGAGGATATGGCACAGGCTGCTTTGGTTAATACAAGGTGGCGTTTTGCTACCAACCAAGCACAACTTAATCTTCTGAGCGACACGCCAACTGGTCGCTTTGATCGTGCGTATCAGTTGCCAAGCGATCTGCTTATGCTTCATGCGGTCACGGTCAACGACAACATCATCGAATACAGCATTTACGGTGACAAGATCTTTACCAATACATCTGCATCAGATGTGGTGATTGCTGACTATACATTCCGCGCTAATGAAATTGATTGGCCTTCCTACTTTACTTTGGCTGTTGAGTATCAGTTAGCCAGCGTCTTTGCATCTTCGATTGCAAGGGATGATGGGCTTACCAAACTGATGGATGACAAGGCCGAGTTCCTAATGGCTAAGGCACGCAACCTAGATGGGCAGCAGCAGACTACACGCAGGCTGGTAGTAAACAGGTTTAAGACTGAAAGGTTAAGCTGATGGCACGCATCAGGGTTCCTTTGACTAGCTTCGATTACGGAGAGGTTAGTCCGTCATTGCGTGCAAGGACTGATGCCAATGTCTACGCTCACGCAGCCGAAAGGGTGCGTAATTTTTTTATCAAATCAGAGGGCGGGCTTGTAAGACGCACAGGCACAAAGGCATGGCAGACAGTCACGCTGACGCCCTCTGGTTCAGCCACAAGACCGCAGATCAGGCTTGAACCATTTATCTTTTCTGATGATGAGAAATACATAGTTTCTTTTGAAGCAGGAAAGATTCTTGTCTATCAACTTGATCCAAGCAGCAACTATGATCCTACGCTGGTGCAAACGATTACACAGACTACAACGGGTGTTAATCTTCCGTGGTCACAGTCTGAGGTTGAGCAGCTAACCTATGCGCAGCAGGGCGATGTTATGTTCATTGCCCACACCAAGTATCCGATTGTGAAGCTGGTGCGCACAGGACTGACATCATTCCAAGTTGAGTATTTCGCATTTGAAACCTCAACAGATGGCAACACAACCTTCCAACCGTATCACTCATTCCAAGCAGCAGGTGTAACCATTGCTGCTAATGGAACGACTGGCTCTGGTGTCACGTTGACAACTAGCGTTGCTCATTTCGTATCAGGCCATGTTGGCACAACATTCTTGATTGGAGACACAGATGTTACAATCACGGCTGTCACAAATGGCACAACAGCTACAGGGACTATCAAAGGCACTCTCAGGCATCAGCTTGCAATCGATGCTCTTGAGACAGTTGAAGGTAGTGACAAGGTTCTTGTCACGCATGCCCTTCATGGTCTCGCTCCAAGTGGTTCAATTACTATTGACCGTGCTGCTGCCGTTGGCGGCATTGCTGCGTCGAACATCAACGGCTCTCGTACAATATCAGCAATCATTGACGAAAATACTTACGAAATAACAGCAGCAGCAAGCGCATCATCTAGTGCTGTAGGTGGTGGTTCTCCACGCATTGCCACGGGTGCAGCAACAAC